GTCAAAGAACTTCTGCATTATAGCAACGATTTTGATATAGCCATCGTTATCTTGTTGATCCCATAACAAAGTATAGTTGTTCTTGTAATGAGGGTATCCTGGTACGATCTGCTTCAGTACCCCCTTCTTGCTCTTCTTGACGGAGAGATAGTCACGTGGTGGTTCAATACCATTAGTAGTACCACAGACCACACTAGAGGACTCTGAAGGCATCTGTGCTGTAAGAGTGGAATTACGAAGACCCCAATCCCATATTTGTTGTCTAAGAGTTTCCCAATCCTCAGTCAATTCAAACTTAGCATCACTACCATCTTTACAGAACTCATCAATATCTACCTTATAATGATCTATGGGCAATCGTTTCATAGCATACTTAGTCTGATCAAATGCTGAACAAGGACCATATTCCTTAGCTAATTCATTAGATGCCTTCAGTAGATAGTATTGAAACTTCTCAGATAATAAATGAATCGACTTACGTGCCTCCCAACTATCATACTTAAACCCAAGTTTAGCAAGATAATGTGCTAGACCAATGAACCCTACTCCAAGACTTCTACGTGCTTTTGTAGCACTCTCTGCTGCCCTTACAGGATACTTCTGATAATCTATAAGAACATCCAATGAACGTACTGATAGGTCACAAAGTTTTTCTAACTGTTGCCAACTCTTCAACTTACTAAGATTAACAGCAGATAGTATACACAATGCTATTTCACCTGCTCCATCAATATGCTGTAATGGATCTGTAGGTAAAGTAATCTCTTGACAGAGGTTACTCATCTTAATAGGTGTCTCAAAAGAACTATGTTCATTGCAATGATCGATATTCATAATGTAAATACGACCAGTCTCTGCTCTCTCCTTAAGAATTGATAAAATTAATTCTTGTGCTCCTATTGTCTTCTTAGGAATGAGTGGATTTTTCTCTGCTTCTTCATATAAACGATCAAAATTTGGTCCACCAAATTCCTCATACATTTCAGGTACATCGTGAGGAGAGAATAATGTTATCTCTCCATCATCAATAAACCTTTGATAAAATATCTTACTTAACTGGATACTGTAGTCGAGTTTTCTGACTCGGTTGTCTTCTGTTCCTTTGTTGTTTTTGAGGACGAGGATGTCTTCGATTTCCTGATGGAAGATAGGAAAGTGGACAGTAGCTGATCCTCCTCTGATACCGTTTTGCGTACAGCATCTGACAGTTGACTCAAATTTTTTAAGGAAGGGGACCACACCTGTGTGTTGAACTTCTCCACCCCTGATTTTACTGTTGATCCCCCTGATTCTACCTGCGTTAATACCGATACCAGCCCTCTGTGCGACATATTTGCCAATAGCCATATCACTGCTAAAGATACTATCGAGGGTGTCATCAATATCAACCAGAACACAAGATGCATATTGACGAATAGGTGTTCTGACTCCTGCCATAATGGGCGTTGGGAGGTTGATTTGGTGCTTGCTGATTGCGTCATAGTAATCTTTAACGTACTTTAAACGAGTCTCTAAAGGATAAACTGAAAATATAGTAGCCGCAATAAGTATATACATTTGTTGCGGTGATTCATAGATTGCCCCAGTGCTTCTATCTTGCACTAGATACTTATCTACTACCTGTCTAAGACCAGCGTATGTAAACTGGTCATCTCTGTCATAATCTATGTAGTTATTGATTCTATCCCACTCAATATCATTGTAACTACCCCATAAAGTATCGTCATATATTCCTTTTTCTGCTCCTTTGAAAAGATGATCTTTGATATGAGGATGCTTACGTTCACGTCCAAATAATTTCTTACGAAGACTAACACTAAGCAACCTTGCAGCAACAAATTGATAATTAGGATTCTCTAAAGTAATCAAATCACTTGCAGATCGTACTAAAATGTCCTGAATCTGTTCAGTTTTAATACCATCATAAAACTGTAGGTTGGAATTGATCTCCACTTGACTTGCAGAGACCCCTGTAAGACCTGCACAAGCCTCTTCAACCATTGCGTGAACCTTTTCTAGGTTCAGTTCTTCGGTCTTGCCTCTACGTTTTACTACTTGCATCTTTTCCATTCGGTAAGTTTAACTTTTGCTTCAAGTCCTCTGTACGTGTTAGATTGTATCACGTCAAGGACGTTATGTCCAGCCAATATCATATCATTGATATCTTTTTGGACAATTCTGGATGGCCATATGACGATGGCATCTCCTGAGGAGATGGTTTTTCCCATACGTCCGACGATCTGGGGATTACGTGGTTCGTTATCATAGATCCACACAGCATCGCTAATCCCCCAACGACTGAGATGAACGTCAGCTCCGCACATAGCAATCGCTTGTGGAATGAAAGCTGCGTCCAATGGTCCTTCAAGGACGTAGATAGTTTTGGTTTTGTCAACATCACTTAATCCATATACTTTAGGTACATCATCTTGTAGCATTACTGTAACGTAACGCAATTTATCCTTAGGGTTTAAGGATCTACCTTGATAACCAAATAGATTACCTTCCTCATTTAACAAAGGAATAATAATACGAGACTCCTCACTGTCTGTGCTGTCATACGTATGTTTCAGGGTGTTTGTCCACTCCTTGAACTTGTCTGCGTAATAGAATTTTGACAGGTCAGGTATCTTTCTGCTTTCTAGGTATTCTCTTGCAGGATGTCCTATATTTAGCTCAGAAATTTTTGGAAGATTTACGGTTTTCTTCTTCTTAAAGACAGGTTTTTTAAAGACCTTAGTGTCTATCTGACGTTTACGTCCACCAGATGATTCCTTAAATTTTTCTAAGTTATATTGCTCCCACAAGATCTTATCTTGATCCTGCAAGAAATTAAAAAACGCCTTCGATATGCCACAATTGTGACACTTGAAGACGAGTCCTGTCTTAGTTGTAAATAAGTATCCTCTGGTCTTAGACTTTCTCTTTTCTGAGTCACCACAATAGGGGCAACGGAAATTGTAGAGGCCAGTTTTCTTCTTAGCGAACCCCTGTAACCTAGGAGACAAGAGATTTACGTACTGCTGGTCTAAAAATTGCATCAGCAGAAGTGGAGGTCAATGATATTGTATCAGATTGTGGTGGTGGTGTCAACATAGGTTTTACAAACTTCTGCCCTACTGGACTCACAACAAAACTTATGATGGAAATTGCACCAGCAATTGTCCACATCTTCTTTTCCATAATACGAAGTCTTTCATCTACCTTGCGAATATCTCTCTCACATCCTGCCTTAATCTCTTTACTCTGACGGTTGACCTCTCTATGAAGCGATTCAACTTTCTCGAATAATACCGCATCTATCCTATCCTGTTTGTCTAATTTTTCATTATGGACAGCAAGCAGCTGCCCCATCTTCATAGAATTTTCCTGAAGAGTACTAACTACTTTTTCCAGCCGCTCTATTATAGCAGCGTTAATACTCTCAGCCATTATTAATTCTTAACTGCGAAATCTACTGCTTTCAGATAGGTTTCTGGTGAATGATTAAGCATTTGACGGAACTTAATCTGGTTAGCAGGGTCAAGTTGACTGTATACATCTGTTACTCTCTTAGCAGAGTATGTATCAAGTTTCATTGACTTGTCACCTACTGCAATGTCAGCAAAACCTTGATCATCACCAACCTTTTTATCCACTAGAGCTACTGCTGTGTCTAGTACATCAACCTCAACAGACTCTTTCTTTAATTTCTTTGTTTGATCGGATGCCTTCTTCTTAAAATCAGAAAGACGTGCCTTCATAAGAGTGTCCATTTCCTTAGTCTTGGACTGCATCTTCTTCTTAGCTTCGTCACGCTTCTTCTGGAGATCCTTAGCACGTCCTAACTTCTTCTGTTGTTGGATTTGCTTCTGAGCTCTTTCGGTCTCAGTTGCTGCTTCAGTGATTTTTTTAGATTCTTCAGCCATTTTTTTGTTGCGACCTGACATAATACGAGAGACTAATTTACGACCAGCCTTTGTACGACCGTCGTATTTTGTGCTGTTGTTCTTTTTATATTTAGAACGATTTCTTTTTCCAACTATGATGTGAGTAGGAGGCAAAGCAATCTGACTACCGTCTCCAGCTGAATTGATTGGTGCGTCCTCATTCATAGTAGTATAAGTTCTTCTAAAGTATATGTATCTAAGTAAGGATCATCAAGTTCCTCTGGAAGGTAGTTGAGATACTTAAGAAACGACTTCAACATACTCCAATGATGCTCATCTATTTTATGAAACAACATAGGTGTTGATGCGTCACCAAATACATTAAATAAAATTATAATATGATTAAGAATTAGGTGAGTCTTTAACTCTCCTGTCTTTTCATAACGTTTCAATAATCGTTTGATGTATTTAAAACGCTTCAAATCCTCAAGGAAGTCGTCGTAAGTTATTCCTTGAGGATTTTCATAGTGCTTGGAAGCGAATAGGAGGAAGTTATCATCATTTAGAAATTCAAATTTCATCCCTCATATTATGCAAATGTTATAGACTTATAAGCAGATGTTACTTCTTCTGCACCACCAGCAGATGTTACTTTAACACGATACTCATATCCGTCAAGTACTGCTTTAGTACCTGCGGTAATTGTGAGTGCTGTTGCTGCTCCCGAAGTTACTCCAGTAGCTGTTCCAGTGTTACCATATACTCCACCGTCTAGTGAAGATGTGATGTTAACCCAACGAAGTCCTGTTGCAGTCTTACGTTGCCACTGTGTGCTAAGTGCTGATGAGTCACTTGATGCAGCAGTAACTGTAAGTGCACTTGTAGTAACGGGGTCACTAAGACCTGTTAGTGCTACTAGATCTTGACTGAATGTGATTGCAGATGCTGCGTCAGCTACTATACTATCATCACTCTGTGTCTCGTCTGCGTTTGCTTCTGGATCTGTTAGAGGAACAAGAAGTTCTGATTTATGGCGTGTATTACCAGCAGTATCGGTATAGGTGATGTAGTTCCACCAACCTGGTCCAGTGAGTCCACGCTCTTGGTTCTCACTAAGTGCTGCTTCTGTCTCGTCAACGAAGACCACAGTCCCTCCACTAGCGTCTGCTGCGACGGTAGTTTCGACTTTCGTCTTGTTGGCGTTACTGTCAGTATCTCCGTAAAGTGACATTGTTTTTACCGTTTTTAGTATTTATTAAAGTGTGAATCCTTCGACTTTACCGAACTTATCGGTAACACCAAGCACTTGGAAGTTAGTTTGACTACTAAGTTTAGCAGTTTCATTTGTCCATTTATCCCTAGCCTGACGATTGTGGGTTTCAACTTCAGAAGCTGGTATATCTACCCATTGTCCGTCTCTAATGCAAACTTCCAACTCTGCTGGAGAAACTACGTTCTCAGCAGCAGTAACTAGTTTTGCTTTTATGACTGGACCTACAAGACCAGATCCAAGACCACCTTCTTTTGGATAAACACTAATACACTCACCTTTAGTGTTCATTATAACAGCAAACTCTGCTCCACCATTACTGATGTCGTCGCCATTATCATCAACTAATTGAACTGTTGGAGTAACACCAGTTTCATACAAACCACCGTCTAGTATTCTAACTGCGGTTACTTCACCTCTACCATCATAATTGCCAAGCCAATACTTGATAGTACCGTCATCTTGAGGTACTGCCGTAATAGTATCCTGTTCTTGACGTTCAATGAATTGAGGTTGACCTTCTCTAAGGTTTGCCATTACTTTATTACAACTATGGTCTGAGTATATTTATAAAACCTGAACACTATGACTCTAGTAGTGCTTTTGCTACAGCAGCAACTAGTTCATCATCAAGTTTGTTTTCTGTCTTAGCAGCTGCTTTTTTCAGCAACTTAATAACAAAATCTTTGATAACAGAATCAAGATCATCGGGTATTCTATCAACAGCTTTATTGATTATGCTGATAGCAATGGGCATAAAAAAATTAATCATCTCAAAATAAGCAAGATGATTTATTTAGGCTCTTTCTTCAATTTCTTCATACGTTTCGCAGCCTTTTTCTTAACCTCCTTCGGATCATCTGTGTCGGAATTAATCTCAGGCATAATCTCTATCTCTGAGGTATCCTCAGATGTTAATTCCTGTCTTAGTTGGTAGAATGTTTTCATAGTACTGAGTACTCCTCTAGATCTTTTACCCAAGATCTAAAGATCTTGTTGTCTTCTGCTAGTGCTATTATATAGTTAGGTCCACGACGAATTACCTTACCACACTTACCGTTGGTAGTGTTCTTCACCCAGTCACCTTCAAGAAATACATTATTAAAATGGAAATCCTCTTGAACCTCACGTTCAAAATGCTCTTTTATTTCTACACGAAATTGTTTAAATGATTTCATTTAACTAGCATCAGTAATCGCAAGAATTGCTGCTTTGAATGCTTCAAAGTCAGCAGATGCATTTAAAGCATCCTTCAACTTAGCAAGAGGGATCATATAGCTTGGCGATTGTGCTGCACCACCTTCATTATGTTGTGCTACTTTAAGGAAATCTCCCTCAAAGTAAAGAGTATTGTCAGATAAGAACAAGTGTCTTACCTTATACTCTGCATTACCTAAATCATATGCTGCATTAGCATATGGAATGATGTGACCAGCACTAGTGATCTTCCAACGATCAGTGCCTTCTGTCTCGAATTTAATAGTACCATTACTACCTGTATCAATAGTTTCAACAGAAGTATTACCTTCATCTATTTTATCAGTAGTACCAGCACCACCACCGATTCCTACACCACCTGCGGTGCTTCCATCAGAAATTTTCAGGGTAGTTGAATCAGGATCGTAAAATAATTCTCCCTTGTTACCTACAAAAGTAGCAGCAGAGGTACCACCCAACTTTTCTAGAAAGGGTCTATAAGTATCAGCCATTGTTCTTATCGAAATCGTGAATGTTTTCTGATCCTCCTATGGAAAAAGGATTGTATTTTGATGTAGCAATCTCATACATCTTTTGATGTATATCTGCTATTTCTTCCTCTGGTCTAGGATTCTCATTAGAGTCTGTTGCAATAGGCATAGTATCGTGGGGGTGTGGAACATCATCAAACCATTCATCAAGTGGTAATCGGTGTAAGATTCTCATTTTTTCTTGGCTTTTTTCTTGATGTTCATCAACTTCTTCTTAGCAGGAGGTGGTGTGTCATCATATCTGTAATTGGATGTTGGATTATTAACCAATGGATCCGTTTCAATAATTTCTGAAAGATTATCACTGAGATTAAATACAAATTCTTCACTAGCATCAGAGTTACTACCTTGATACTCAGACATTCTTTGTGTCTTTTCTTCCTGAGATACGTCATCTACTGTATAACGATCCCACATTCTTCCACCATAGCCACAGGTGCCACGTTTCTCCCTCTTCTCACAAAGACGACAATACTTTTCACCAGTCTTTTTCTTAGCTGGAGGACACTTAAATTCGGATAGTTTCTTCATTTGAAATTAGATGGTAACGCACTCTTAATCTCGTTCATCAGCTTCATACATTCTCCATCGCTCAATGCTTTTGGAATACCTGCACGAAAAGTAGGAAAGTCTTCAGCAAATGCTGCACGTCTCATCTTAGTACCAGAGATTGCAAACGTATCACCGTCTGCATCACGATTACCAGAGGAAACAATGTCTAATTTCCTGAAATAATAGTCCTTACCATTGTATTTATGAATCCACTGAAATGCATTAACACGATCCGAACCAACAACCAACGTTGCATCCTCATAACCTGCTGCTTGTATGTCTTGTAAGCATTCAATCACAGATTTTTGAGCACCAACTATGTTTGTAGCATAGGTACGGAACATTTTCCTCATCCACGCTACTTTACTGTCTGGTTTTAATGGATTCTTACCACTTTTATCTTGCGTCTTTGATGTATAGATCCTCCAGTCACATTTAGAAGCTGCTGTTTTGACCCCTTTTATATTCTCCTCGTGTCCTGTAGTGGGTGGCTGGAACCTACCAAAGGTAAAGAAGCAACAATCGTATAGTTTTTCTAACGCCATTGCTTCTGAATAGTAAAGTTGTTGTATGCAAACTCAAGACGGTTAACCAGTTTGATCATATCACCATCTTGATGTAGTACATAACCCTCAGGTGTAGTAACCTTGTATCCCTTTTCAGTTTCTACGTAAGTTCTGAATCTTTCTAGGTGATCTAGTTTGTCTATAATAAATTGTTTAACATCTTGTATCTCTTTATAGAGTTTCAACAACTGAGTAAAGTTAGTTTCGTTATTATCTAGGTACACTTCACTCTCAAATACTAACTTACGCTTAACTGCAAGTGTCTTGGGAGTCTTGATCTTAGCAAGTTC